GATTTTGATATTGATGAGAATAATCAGAATTTAAATATGCTATATATGCTATTTAGTCTGGTTTATTATGGTCAGAAGATGATATATGTCCATCGGGAAAATGTTAAAGCGAATGGATTGTATGAAATCTGTTCAGTTATGAAAAAATTAAATCTTATAAAGTATATTTAATGAAAAATGTGGCGAGGAATTTGAATTTGGATTGGAATTGGGATTATGGTTATAGTGGAAATGAGAATATGAGTAATAATTTGTTTGATAAAGAAACATTTAAAAAGATGTTGATTATATTTGGAGCAGGAAGTCTATTAGGAGTTTGGTTGGCAGTTGTATTTGCGGGATTTCTTTACGGAATACAACAAAAGACAGTTGAACAGGGGAAGTTAAGTTATGGAAAATTATTCATAATTATTATTGCGCCGTGTATATTATTAGGCTTAATCGCCGGAATATTATTGTTATAATAATATATGGATAATTCAGAAGTTGTTGTAGGTAGAAGTCGTATGGGAAAATTAAAAAATAAAATTGGTGAATATTCTGATAAATTAAAAACAAAAATTAAAACATCGTATGAGACATACGGTTTTTGGAGATGGATTGGAATATTTTTTGTAGGATTACTCATCGGTGTTGCTGTTGGGTTGGCATTAGCTGGAATATTATACGGAATTCGCTCAAATGACCCCGAGAATAAATTGACTTTTCAAAAAGCTGTTGAAAAAACAATACTGAGTGGAATATATTTTGGTATGACTTGTAGTTTATTATACGTATTAGCGAAAAAATATGGATATAATTTAGAATTGCTCATTATGTCAGCAATATTATTGGCGGGAATTTTAGCAAGTATCGGGACTGCTATTCCATGGCAGTCTCTAATTGCTATCGGAATTGTTATTATTGTTCCTCCATTCAAGCTACTATGTCAAATCATTAAAAGACATATTGAAAAGAAACCAAATAATCAAAATGGAAATATTGAATTACAAGAAATTCAAAGCGGAGAAGAAGAAGTAATAGAAGAATAAAATAAAAGTCTCTAATTATATAATTTACTCAGCGTATCCTTGATAGAACTTAATAATTTCTCTCGAATATTTCTTTACATCATTCTTATAAACTAAATAGAGGACAAGCGCGGTAATCCAGATGGCGAGTTCGAGACCAATGACAACCCACGCCGCAGTGTGCATCTCATTATTACACAACATATACACAATAACAATCAGTAAAATGTAAATGATGATTTTAACAAAGAGATTCACGTATATTCTTTCTGGGGTGAAGTTCTTTCGAAGGTAGTTCGTATCTTTAAATAAGAATACGGTGGCCACAATCATTTGCGCAATAATGATACATACGAATGTAAGAATCGGAACAAGGCAGTGCATTTATAATATAACGTAAGATTATTTTTATAGAAAAAGCAAGATAAATAATTAGATAAATTAATGATTGATTTCATTTATATTAAGAATTCTACTCCGGATATGACGGTGTATAATACTTATAATGAATTGTCATTGTCATCATTCAAAAAAGTAATTGATGAGCTTTGTAAAAATGGGTTCATTTATAAATATAAGATTGCGATTAAGACAAAATTAATAATGCGTCAAATCGTGAATGTCCTAAGTTATTCTTCTAAACAATATAGCGTTCGAGAAAATGTTTTGATACGGATATTAGATTCTTGAAAACCACTCCATTTCTTTATCTAAACCTAAAAAGAAATTGTATTTTTCGGCGCGGTCGTGCGTTATTTTGCTTCCGCCTCCTCTCTTATACCGTGGCATGTCCTTGATTTCTTGATTGATTTCATAAAAACGTTGGATAAGCGCCTCCACTGATGGATATTTCCGGTTAAGAGTATCGAGGTTTGTCTTTAATTTCTGGATGAGGTTCGATTTATCAATATATGGTCGTGTATTTCCGAAAATATCTATTTCGACATCGTTCTCATCGTAATACCGAAATCTTTCGGAAAATGCGGTCATAATATCACTCAACAGATAACTCACGTTAGTGTCAAGATTGAATGTCTTTCGGTTATTCACTATGTGAAGTAAGTGCATCATATCATTGTCATCTTCGACTAACCAGAGTATTATTGGGAACTCAAAATGCGTAGATGGATAGCGCCGGATGATTTCTTCGAGAGCTTGGACGCGATGTTGGCCTTCGATGACCTTTATTGTGTCGCGACTTTGATTACAAGCAATGTGAATCGGGTCAAAGAATGACGGCTCATTTCCGCTTTTGATGTCGGCCTCGTAGGCTTCGAACAAGTGGGCGACGTGTTTTTCATCGATTTTGCGGTTGAGCTCCCATATGGGACTGTGAAGTGTTCCGAAAGCAGTGGATGCGCAAAGCGCATAATAACCACGATGGCGCTTATTTGGAAAAGGAGAAATCCGTTTTAGATTGTCGATGAAAAAATTATATTGCTTTTTGGGCGGTTCGACGTGTTCTCTTTCAGAATCGGGAGGTGGTTGTTGTGGAGGTGGAGGGGCGGCCTGTGGTGGTTTAGCCTCGCGATTTTGGACAACTTTGTCGCTCAAATATTTCTTTTCAATCAGTTTTCTTGTATTCCTCATTTTTGTTTAGATAAGAAAAATAATATTGTAATTATTCAATTTTTAGTATAAAAATGTTTGTTATAATTATAAATGATAAATCCATTTGCTGGTGATGGTAATCGTTATTTAGTTCGCGAACCTATGTTTCCTATCCAACCTCCTAAGGATAAAAATCCATTGGATTTTGGTAAGAAGGATTTTCCTAAATTTTTACCACATGGATGAATATAATTATTATTTTATACTTTATAGATATGTATAGTATAAAAGAGAAGACCATTGAATTTGCGGATGAATACAATGAAGTTGTAGATGTATCTCTTCTTAGTGCGAATGGAATTGAGAACATCGTATTTGGTGAGTTTTTCAACCAGAGTGTCGATAATTTAGTTGTCGGAATTAAATCGATTGTTTTCGGACATGAATTTAACCAGACTGTTGATAAATTACCTGAGGGGTTGGAGTCGATTGAGTTCGGGACTCTCTTCAATCAGAGCGTGGATTCTTTACCAGCTTCTGTTAAGCGGATTGTTTTCGGTGGGAATTTTAATATGAGTGTTGATAAATTACCGGCGGGGCTACTTTATGTGGAGTTCGGCTATGAATTTACGCAAACGATTAATAATTTACCGGACAGTATAACGCATTTGATATTTCGGTGGGGGTTATTCAGACAACCAATATCTCACTTTCCTGAAAATTTGACTCATTTAGTATTTGGCGAATACTATAATGAGAAGGTTGTTTTACAAAAGAGAGGTGTAGAGGTAGAGATGGATGATTCAATTACGAGAATGATTCATCCATTTGGACTACATATTCCACTATGTTGTATAAAACACGATTGTCTCGAATGTATTCAATCAATCGAGTTTGGTAATTATTTCAACCAAGAGTTGAAAATAGTTGATTGCGTCAAGAGTGTTAAATTTGGGGACCGGTTCAATCAGAAATTGGTGAATCTACCGGATTGTATTGAGAAAATTGAGTTCGGGAAACATTTTAATCAGGATATTAATGATTTACCGGATAGTATTGTAGATTTGGTATTACCGGAGGATTATTCAAAGGAAATACTTCGGCTTCCGGCTTCATTGAAGAGACTGCGCGTTTATAAAAACAATTATTCTTATGAAAAATTTGACATCCAGAAAGTGTTAGCAAATAAAGCGATATATCCAGAAAAAATACCGAAACTGATTGATTTCCGATTTCCATTTAGGCATTTTATTCAAGAAGTGGTTTCGACTCCTGTTTCTGAACTGGCCCCTGCTTCTGTTTCTGAACCGGCTCCTGCTCCTGTTTCTGAACTGGCCCCTGCTTCTGTTTCTGAACTGGCCCCTGCTTCTGTTTCTGAACTGGCCCCTGCTTCTGTTTCTGAACTGGCCCCTGAATCAGCTTCGGCCCCTGAATAAACCTCTTAATTTTTTTCTAATAAATACTAATGGATATAAAAAAATTTATGGATGTTGAAAAAACATCTTTCCAGATAATAAAATTTTACTATAATTTTTTTATGAATAAAATAAATCTTTCAGAAAGTAATGCTTTAACATTTTATAAAGGTGTTTATGGATATAAAGATATAAATCATTATTTGATTAATAATAAATTTAAGTTTGATGATTCATTTTATTATGATTCAAATCAGGATAATAAAACGCTTACTGATGACCAAAAACAAATAAAATCGCAATTAAAAAAATATTACAAAATATTATTTTATATAAAAGAGATTGATAATGTTTTTAGAAAAATAACTCCATATAATAAAAATATTATCGTTTATCGTGGAATGATGTATAATAATCAACAAGTAAAAGATATTATTTATGTATTAGAAACATCGAAGATTGGTTCAACTTTCGTATTTCCAACATATTTATCAACAAGTTTAAATATTATTACTTCAATTAATTTTAGTTCAAAGCAATTGTATAAATCACAAATGAATTTGACTAAAAATATTCGACTTAATAATAAAATTGATATTGGTTATGATGATATTTATAAGCTCTTTGGAGAGAAAAAGTTCTTTTTGATGAAGATAAATATACCAAAGGGTAATAAATTTATTTATTTAGAACATTTTTATAAAAATGGAAAAAATACATTAATTAATAATTGGGAACATGAGATACTTCTTCCAAGAAATTGTAAATTGAAATTAACTAAAAAATATGATGAATTATTTCCACAAACATTATATGGGTTGGATACTAAACATAAAATAACAGATATAATAAAAGATAAAGTCAAATATATTCCTACGCGCGTTTATGAGTTTGATTATGAAGGATATGAAGACAAAGAGTTATCAATACCAGTTATTGAATCAGTTGAAATGAAGAAGTATTTGACTAAACCAGAAAATCGGGCACTATCAGTTCAAGTAAAAGAGGATTTTATAAAAGAAATAGAAAAATTACAGAAGAAACCAATGAAATCTATTTTTCAAGTGGAAAACGCAAAAATAGCTAAATAATGGGTTTATTTCTGTAATGACAATATGGAATATTTCGATAATAATTTTTTGTATTTATTTTATATACACAACATATATTGTGATTTTCTATAATTTTAATTTTATTTGATTCAGAAGAAGATGTTTTTTCTTTTGAACCACTGGAATCCGGTTGCGCTTTTGAAGAGCTGTATTCGTATCCTTTGTATCCGGAATTCGGTTGCGATTTTGATTTTTTCAAATCGTAATGCATTTTTATTGTTATAACAATTTGTTTCTTCAAATAAATCAATTTTTATTAAGCAAATCGCCTAATGATACAAATAAAACATGAAGCTCATAACGAATGAATCCATCCATTGGAAGTGGATAAATGTTGGTTTCCGACATTTGTGAGCGTCATAATGCGTTTTATCTACTTCTATAAACGTATATTTATATTTCCATCCGTCCATAACAGAAACTGGATTTTTGAGAATTATTTCAAAAATCCGCTTGATTTCAATAAAAATTGGGCTCTTTGTTGAAATACTTAATGTTTTACATTTGTCATCCTCAATCAGTCTGTTCAATTTTGCGAAATCAATTTTGGTCTCATACTCGAACGTGAGGTTCCCATTTTTGATTTGAATTGGATTATTGTTTTTTACCGAAGGAAAACTGATGTTTGATTTCTGGTCAGGCGCAATTTTTGGAAGATGCTCGTAAAAACCTTTACAGGCGAGGCCCAATTGTGGGGCTCTTGTCAGAATTTTTTGAATAACTAATTCATGTGGAAGAGTGTCCATTGTTTGTATAATTTGTAAGAAATTACATTATAATTTTATCAATTTTTATTGGAAAAATTGAATTAAAATGATTTGTTTATATTATATAATAATAATAAAATGGATGATATGAATCATCAAAAAGAATTTTTAGAACACTGTAAGGCCGGAAATATTGAAGTTCTCCGCGACTATTACCACAACTATTATGATGAAATATTTCAGAATAGCGAAGACAATGACAAATATTTTCGACTTGTTTGTGAAGTTGGTTTTTTAGAGGGAGCCAAATTCTTATACGAGATGGTCCCAAATATTGACGTATCATCACTAGTTGAATATCCATTCCGATATGCTTGTATAAATGGACACTTGGGTGTCGCCCAGTGGTTGGTTTCAATAAAACCGGAAATAAAAGTCGATATTTGGAACAATTACGCCTTCTTCTCTTGTTGCTGTAAGGGTCATTTGGACGTCTTGAAGTGGCTTCATGTAATGAGTCCGACTCTCAATATAGCGAGTTCTCCTTGGACTCTTGAAAAAAAGCATTCGCCGGAGAGTGGGGTCCCCAATTACGAGGCGTTCCGGATGGCGTGTGAGTATGGCCACTTGGACGTCGTTAAATGGCTCCTTGAACTCAATCCGGACACGAATATTTCAGAGTGTGATGAATACGCCTTCCGTTGGTCCTGCGGAAACGGTCATCTGGATGTGGTCCGGTTCTTACTGGAACTGAAACCAGATATTGATATGAAGATTTTGGATGAGCAGGTCCTTTTTATGGCGTGTAGGAACCGGAAGTATGAAGCCGTCGAATTCTTATTAGGGGCGCTGGACGACTGGAAACTCGGGTTTTTACCAAAATTTTTGGACAAGCGGATGATATCAATTATCAACCGATATGTGTTCAAGAAAATGACTTGGATGAAGACCGTGATTTCAAATGAGTTGGGCGAGGATTGTTCAATATGCTTATGCGCCTCTGATGAAGGACGACGGACTCCTTGTGGCCACTACTACTGTTGCGATTGTATTGGGCGGTGGGCGATGGCGAATCACACGTGTCCATACTGTCGTGAATTCTTATTTGTTCTGCGTTGAATGATAAAGTCATATATTAGCGTGTTTCTATTATAATGTTTGGTTGCGTAATCTGATTTTATTTTTATAAAAATTGATGGGTAAAAATAATAAAATTTATATGATTTGATACACATCATACAGAAAAATGGGTAATAAACTGTCCACACAACAAAAAAAGACTATTAGGAAAAATCCTGAATTAATTGAAGACTTGGTAGCACAACCTGTGTTCTTGTTCGAGTTTCAAACCGGATTGAAGCAACTGCAAGCTGTTTTCCCAAGTCGTTTTCGGTTTAATTTTAGGAATCTGATAAGAGCAATGCCGATTACGCTCGCACATGTGAACCGGAATCTTTTAACCGCCAAAGGGCGATTGTGCACGATGCTTGTGCAAAGACTTCTTTCTATGAATCGTCAATTAGTTGGGAGAGACCTTCTGAAAATTGCATGTTCCATTTTAATGAGACTTCGTATGGGCATCAAAAAAAAGGAAGCGAATTGTGTGGCGACTCTGGAGGGGCACAGCAAATATGTTTACTCTGTCGCGTTTCATCCCACCACATCCCTTCTTGCAACCGGCAGCTGGGACAAGACCGTCAAGTTATGGCGGCTGTCGTCCGACAACACGTCGGCGACGTGTGTTGCTACTCTGAAGGGGCACAGCGAATCTGTTTTCTCTGTCGCGTTTCATCCCACCGCACCCGTTCTTGCAACCGGCAGCTACGACAATACCGCAAATTTGTGGCGGCTGTCGTCCGACAACACGTCGGAGAATATGTTTACTCTGTCGGGGCACAGAAAGTGTGTCTCGTCTGTCGCGTTTCATGGAACGGCGCCCCTTCTTGCAACCGGCAGCTGGGACAAGACCGTCAAGTTATGGCTGCTGTCGTCCGACAACACGTCGGCGACTTGTGTGGCGACTCTGGAGGGGCACAGTGATTCTGTTTACTCTGTCGCGTTTCATCCCACCGCACCCGTTCTTGCAACCGGCAGCCAAGATAATACCGTCAAGTTATGGCGGCTGTCGTCCGACAACACGTCGGCGACTTGTGTGGCAACTCTTAAGGGGCACATCGAATGTGTTAAGTCAATCGCGTTTCATCCCACCGCGCCACTTCTGCTAACCGGCAGCGAAGACGGTTCCGCGAAGTTGTGGCGGCTGTCATCCAACAACTCGTCAGCGACTTGTGTGGCGACTCTGAAGGGGCACAATTTCAGTGTCAACTCTGTCGCATTTAATTTCACGGGGTCCCTTTTGGCAACCGGCAGCAGCGATAATACCGTCAAGTTATGGCGGCTGTCGTCCGACAACTCATCCGCAACTTGTGTGGCAACTCTTAAGGGGCACATCGAATGTGTTTCCTCTGTCGCGTTTCATCCCACCGCGCCACTTCTGCTAACCGGAAGCGAAGACCGTACCGCGAAGTTGTGGCGTTAATCATTTATGATTCGCGCTTATTTATAATTAGTTTTTCTTTGAAATTCATAAGTTCAGTTTATATTTCACTATGTGAAATATAAACTCAAGAGATATAAATCACGTAGTGATTTATATATGTTCGTAATATTTTACAGCTATTTTCAAAAAAAGTATAGTTTTTTTGAAAATAGCTGTAATATTTGGACTAAGTCATTTTTATGGAGTGTAGGAACGGAAAATTCAACTCATTCGTTCCGATAAAGTTATTTGGAGAATGGCATGTTTGTGTGCGGTCTCATCTGGATCCAGAACACGACGAATGCATGACGAAAGTCGTTTTAGTCAGAAACTCTCGATCAGTTGAATAAAGAGGTTTCCTCTGAAATACTCATGATGTAGTAATATTATAAATAGTCGTAAAAGGCGTTCAGTTTATATTTTAACATTTGGACGATGATTTATTGAATAATCTATGTATTTTTTCAATGAATAACACAACTTAAAGCTATCGAAATAATAAAATATATGTCCAATTATAAATACGAACTTTCTATTTATATAATGAATCAGTCTGACATGGAACTTGTGGCCAGATACCGTAAAAAAGTAGGAGAACATAATCAAAAGATGAGAGAAAGTGTATTTCCCGATTCCGGTTTCGACATTTTCATGCCTTTCGATGGAGACTATTATTTGAACAATAAAAACTGCGCAAATATAGACGGCGCCAGATTTTTGGGGCTCGGTCTCAAATGCGCGATGCGAAAGCGGGAGGACCCCTGCGGTTTTTACCTCTATCCGAGGTCCAGTATTAGCAAGACGCGGATGCGACTGGCGAACTCAGTCGGGATTATCGACGCCGGATACCGCGGAGAGCTCATCGCGGCCGTGGATACGACGGGCGTATATGGGAGCAACGACATCCATCACATTTGGGGAGAAACGCTCGGGCCCATAAAAAAGTTCGACCGCTATTTTCAAATTTGCGCGCCCGATTTGGCGCCGTTTGCGGTCCAAATTGTTGATAGTCAAGACGCGTTAGGGGCAACTGCGCGGGGCGCCGGTGGGTTCGGTTCGACTGGAGTTTGAACTTAAAAAAATCGGTGGAGAATTATATAACGATTGATGAACCGGATTAGTTTATTGAATTACGGGCGACTTCCTATTTTGGCCACGAGATTCTGGACCGCTCTGGCGACCAATGATGTGCGCACGAATTTCAATAAAGTCGCAAAGATTGAGAAAAAGGACCTCTACGCCATTTGCTACTTTTCACACGCGTATAATCGGACCATCAAGAGCGACCTTGAAATAACGTATAAAGAGAGCCGAATTGAGGAAAAATGCGAGGTTTTCTATTTGGATGGCGTCGTCAATTACGCGCTCCGAAATTATGTCGCGTGTCCGAGTAAATCATATGAGGCGTTGGCGATGACATTGAAGGACCGCGTGGAATTCACGGTGGATGGGGGGCGCGAGATTGTGGAGGATTTCCATTGGGTTCTTCCGAATAGGACGGTGGAACTTTTGGGGAAGATTCGGGGCGAATTGGATGATGGGAGGTTCGATGTTTTTTGAATTTAAAAGAATTATTCTTATATTATTTAATCATGAAAAAAATGAGTGAAAAATTTAAGGATGAAAGAGAGGCAATTTGTTATAAAATAATCGGAATTCTTGAACTCACGAATGGCGAATTTATTTTATCGGAATTAGATGAAAATATTGAAAAACAACAGCGATTATTAGAGTTGAAAACGGAAATCAGTAAGTTTTTCGAATGCTCGACGATTAGCACATTCAAGCCGAATTTTGAATGTAAAAGACCATATTTGAATTTAGTAAAAGGAATATTACGAAAGCAAAATTATACAATAGAGAGTTCTGATTATTTGGTAAAAATAGAGAATGGTTTATTGAAAAGAACTAAAAAATACAAAGTTTTTAGAAATGAATAATAATATTTCTTGAAATTATATTGTATTTCCAGCTTAAAGACATGCGCCTATATTATAAAAATAAACCAAAAATGTCATCAGCAAACTTAGAATTATTAGTAGAAACGGAGTCATCCCAAGTGTTTCCAATGGTAGCCCACTATTTGAATAATGAACTCGCTCCAACCGCCATAAAAGAAGACGAAAAATCCCATTTTATCATGAAAATTGACATGGTCAATAATTGCTTCGAGGTCCC